GTCATTCGACGCCGGCGCCGTCTACGCCACGCTGAACGCCGCCTACCAGTCCTATGTGGCCTCCGGGACGGCGGTGAACTGGAAGGCCCGGCCGTACTCGTCGCGGGTCGCTGCCGCCAATAACCCGATCGTGAGCGGCTACGCCATCCCGCAACCGGTAGAGCTGATCGTCGGCGACGCCGGGGCCGCCGCCGAAGTGGTCATCGACTGGAACCTGACCGCCCCGCCCACCGTCGACACCGGGGCGGTCACCGCCACCGGGGCCACGGCCGGCACGCCCGGTTTTTACACTCCCAGCGGGGCGACGGTGCCGGCCAACCTGGCCGCCCTGTCATCCGTAACCGCCACTCCGGCGACGACGTGGGCGGCCGGACAGTACGTCATCACATCCGATTTGCTCGCGGCGAACTGGAACGGCACGGCCTGGGTGGCCGGCAAACACCCCTGATGGCCCAGGCCCCGACGGTGGCCGTCATCGGTTTGCGCGCCCTGAACCGGGACATCCAGAAGATGGCCGACCAGCGCGGCCCGCTCAACAAGGCCATGGCCCAGGCCGGCCGAATCGCGGCCGAACCGGTCGCCGCCGCCACCCGTTCCGCCCTGCCCCAAGGGGACCGGCCGGGCGAGCAGACCGGCCGGCTGGCCGGCGACGTCCGGGTCACCGCCACCCGGTCGGGGGCGGCGGTGCGCATGGGCCGGGCCAGTATCAGGTATGCCGGCTGGATCGAGTTCGGCGGCACCCGCCGGGCGCCGCACGTATCTACCCGCGACTACGACCCCAAAGGCCGCTACCTGTTCCCCAACGCCGTCCAGCTGGCGGCCCGTTCCGCCCGCCTCTATTCCGACGCCGTCGAACAGGTTTTCGTCGGCTATCCGTGGACCAACACTGGCACCGACCCCGGGAGCGTACATGACTGACGAACCGTTGCCGACCCTGGTCAAAGTGTCCCAGTCGTTCGTGCAACGCCTGCCCTCCCAGCGGCTGCTGGACGAGATCCGCCACTGCGAACCGGCGGCCACGTTCGGTGAGCTGGCCGAAACCCAGCCGTTCCGGATCGTGGCCTTCCGGGCCCTGGTCCGGGATTTCCCGGGCCGCGACATGACCAGCCTGTGGTTGCACGCCTACGACGTCGAGGTGGACGTGTCCGAAGCGGACCCTACCAACGGGAAGCCTGCGACAACGTGGCCGCGTTCTGCCACTACTGGGGTTGTCTTCCCGACGCCCTCGACACCCTGAGCGACGACATGATGGCGGCCATGGTGCGCCTCATGCACCGGGAAGCCCAGGCCATCCGGGCCGCCGAAGCCAAGGTCAGGAGATAGCCGGATGGCCGGCCCGTCGGTCATGGTCCGGGTGCTGGGCGACCTGTCCGGTCTCGGCAACGCTTTCAAACAGTCCGGCGCCCAGGCCCAGTCGGCCGCCGCCAAAGCGCACGGCGCCTTCTCGTCCATGCTCGGCCTGCTCAACCAGTCCGGCGTGCTCGGCCCGTTCGGCGAAGCCCTCTCCACCGTGGACGAAGGCCTGACCAAACTGGCCGAGCACGGCAAGAGTGTCGGCAACATCATGATGGGCGCCGGCGGCACCCTGCTGGCCGTGGGTAGCGTGTTCGCCGCCCTCGGCTCGAAAGAGCAGGCCGCCCACCAGCAGTTGGCCCAGGCCATCTCGAACACCGGCCACTCCTACGACCAGTACGGCAAGCACATTGAGGAGGCCATCAAGCACAACGAGAAGTTCGGCCAGTCGTCGGAGAAAACCCAGGGCGCCCTGCAAGTCTTGACCCAGGCCACCGGCGACCCGGCCAAAGCCCTGACCTTGTTGAACACGGCCACCGACCTGGCCGCGGCCAAACACGAGGATCTGGTCACCGCCGCCACCGCCGTCGGCAAGGTCTACAACGGCAACACCAAACTGTTGAAAGAGTTCGGCATCCAGGTGTCGAACACCAAACAGGTCACCGCCCAGGCCACCAGCGCCCAGAAACAGGCCACCGCCGCCGATGACAACCTGGCCCGGGCCAAACGGACCCTGGCCGACATCGAACTGGTCGACGGTCAACGCCACAAACTGACCCTGGGCCAGCAAATCCAGTTACGTAACGCCCAGCAGGCTGTCACCACCGCCACCACCAAAGCCCGCGAAGCCCACCAGCATCTGGCCGAAACCCAGCGGGCCGTGGCCGCCGCCACCGCCGGCCACGCCACCGCTGTCACCGAACTGGGCGACAAACTGAAAGGTCAGGCCGCCGCCAACGCCGACACCTTCACCGGCCATCTGAAAGCCATCTCCACCACCATCGAGGACCAGGCCGCCAAGTTCGGCCAAAAATACGGGCCGGCCCTGACCAAAGTGGGGGCGGCCATGTCCGGGCTGGGCGGCATCATCAAACTCACCCAGGCCGGCATGGAAGCCCTCAAAGGCGCCCAGGCTGCCGCCACCGTGGCCACCGAAGCCGAAACCGCCGCCGAGGTCGGCGCCGAAGCCGCCGGCGCCCCGCTACTGCTGGTCCTCGGCCTGATCGCCCTGGCCGTGGCCGCCCTCATCGTGGTCGGCTACGAAATCTATAAACACTGGAAGATCATTTGGACGTTCATCAAAAACCTGGTCATGGACGTGTGGAACTGGATCGCCAAATACTGGCCGTACCTGCTCGGGATTCTGCTCGGCCCCATCGCCCTGGCCGCGGTGTTGATCTGGAAGAACTGGGCCAAAATCAAAGCCGACGCCAAAGAGGTGATCGACTACATCGTCTCCATCTGGAACGGTCTCGTCTCCTGGCTGTCCGGCCTGCCGGGCGCCATCTGGCACGCCCTGACCGGCCTGTGGAACTTCATTTTTCATGAGGCCGACACCGTGGCCGGCTGGGTCGAAGGCGCCTGGAATGCCATGATCGGCTGGGTGGCCGGCATCCCCGGCGCCATCGGCCGGGCCCTGTCGGGCATGTGGGACTTCGTGTACAACCAGTTCGCCACCGTGTGGGGCTGGATCCAGTCGTTCTGGGGGCGCATGTGGGGTTGGATCACCAGTCTCCCGGGCGCGGTCGGCCGGGCGTTGGGCCACATGTGGGATTCGATGGGCCAAGCCTTTCGGGGTGCCATCGACTGGGTTATCGACATCTGGAACTCGCTGCATTTCAAGATCGGTGGCTGGTCCGTCGGGCCGGTTCACCTGCCTACCGTCACCATCGGCATGCCCCACATCCCGCACCTGGCCCAGGGTGGACTCATGACCGCCAGCGGACTGGTCTTCGCCCACGCTGGCGAGGTCATCACACCCGCCCCGGCTGCCACCCGCAGCGGTCCGGTGGTCCACATCGACAACGCTCACTTTAAAGAGGAACTGGACGTGGAAGCGTTCATGCGCCGGGTGGCCTGGACCGCCCAGGCGAAGGCCATGTGATGAGCAACGGATCGTGCGTCCGCCAGGCCTGGCTGGTCCTCGGTTCGCTGTCGATCCAGCTGGAGAACGCGGCGGGCGGCTGGTTCTGCTCCAGTCTCGATCTGGGCTACCCAGAGGTCCGAGAGGTCATACAGAACCGGCCCGACACCGACGGCGCCGTGGACCGCACCCAATTTATGGGCGCCCGGGTGGTGTCCGCCGAAATCCATGCCGTGGCCGGCGCCGGCGCCCGCATCGACGACGTGGCCGACAATTTCGCCCCGTTCATGGTGCCCTCGGCCCGCCCGGTGTTGCACTACATCCTGGACCGGGCCGGCACCGCCGAGCGCACCCTCACCCTGCGGGCCATGGGCTACACGTGGGCCGTGGTCGGCGCCTCGGAACGCCAGATCATGCTGCAATGGAAGGCCGCCGACCCGGTCGTCCGCGACCCGACCGTCCAGACCGTCACCTGTTATGCCGGCACCGCGGCCGGCAACGGGCGCGCCTACCCGCTGGCCTTCCCTCGCATCTATCCGACGTCGGGCGGGTCGCCTTCGACCGCGGTCATCAGCTCGGCCGGCGACCTGCCGGTACGCCCCCTGGTGTACGTGTACGGGCCGGTCACCGGCCCCGTCGTCACCTTCACGCCCACCACCGGGCCGGTAGCCAAAGTGGCGTTCGTGGCCTCATACCGGATCGACCAGGGCCACTACGTGCTGGTCGACACGGTAGCCAAAACCGCCCTGCTCGACGGTGTGGCCGGCCAGTCGGCCCTGGCCTGGCTGGACTGGTACAACACCGCCTGGCCGGTCCTGCCCCGCCAGCCTGACACCACCGGCATGTCGATGACCGGCTCGTCCACGTCGGGCAGCACCCAGGCTCAGGCCTCCTGGCAGGACGGCTACCTGTCGTGACCTGGCCGGCCGGTCGCGCCGCCGTCGGCGACCTCGAGGACACCTACACGCCGGACGGGCGGGCCGCGCCCGGCGCCTACCCGATACCGGCCGGGCGAGGCCGCTGGCGGGTGACCTTGCACGCCCGGGATTTCACGGCCAGCCTGACCCCCTACCAGACGTCGCTGGCGGCCCTGCCCGACGCCGCCAACCGCAAACTGACCCGGGCCTGGAACACCCCGGCCCAGCTCGATTTCACCATCGACGGCCGCTCCGACCAGGCCTCGCTTATCGCCGAACTGCAACAGGACGTGATGGCCTGGCGGTGGGATGACACCGCCGGCGCCGACCGGGCCATGTTCCGGGGGGTGGTCTCGCAAACCTCTGACACCGTCAGCGAAGAATCCCACCTGCTGGCCGTGACCGCCCACGACTATGCCGGCATGTTCGCCCGCCGGCTGCTCACCAACGCCCTGGCCTACAACAACGTCGACCAGGATGACATTGTGGCCGACCTGGTGAGCAAGGCCAACAACGTCGTATCGGTCAACGGTACGCCCATGTCGCCCGGCTCGGTCATGCCCCTCACGGTGGCCCTGGTCAACCCCGACGGCACCACCCGTACCGCGAAGTCCGGACAGGCGCGGGTCCGCAACTACAACGCCTCCACCGATATCGCCACCCTGCTCGGCGAGCTGGCCGCCGTCATCAACGGATTCGACTACGACGTGCTGCCCACCGGCCTGAACGGCACCGCCGACGCCCTGCGCCTCTTCTACCCCTACCAGGGGGTGCAACGCTCCGACCTGGCCCTGGTGTACGGGTCGTCGGTGACGGCTTTGACCCGCCAGATCGACTCGGGCGCCTACGGCAACTTCTGGCGGGCGGTCGGCAACAACGGCAGCGCCGACCCGGCCGCCCCGCAGCTGGTGGCCGAAACCTGGAACACCGACGCCAACAGCGTGTCCACCCGGCCGGTCGGCCTGTGGATGTCGGTCGACAACGCCCCGTCCGTGGTCACTCAGGCCACCCTCAACGACCAGGCCAACGGCGACCTGTCCATGCACGGCACCATCATCCCCACCTACACCCTGACCCTCGCCCCCGGTTTCTACGGCTACGGCAGCCCGTACCTGGGCGACGTGGTACCGCTGGTGGTCCGCTCCGGACGGCTCAACGTCAACACCAACGTCCGGGTGCTCGGCATCACCTACAACATTGGCGCCGACGGCCAGGAGGACGTCGCCCTGACCGTCGGCCAGCCCGGCCGCACCCTCGTCCAGATGATCCAACAATCCCAGTCCGACGTGAACGCCCTGGCCCGGAGGTAAACCGATGACCCGCTACACGCCTCTATGGGAGCAGGCCGGATCGTACGCGGCCAGCGTCGACCGCCGCCTTATCGCCAACATCTGGCCGGCCGGCGCCTGCAACGGTTGCGCCCTGACCGCGGTGGCGTCGACCATGCAGATCAACGTGGCCGCCGGCGCCGTGGCCGTCCCCTCCCAGAATTCGACCGGGTCGACCCTGTGCGTGTCCGACGCCGTCGAGATTGTCACCATCGCCGCCGCCCCCGGCTCCGGCCAGAACCGGATCGACCTGATCATCTGCCGGCCCCGGGCCAACGATCTCGACGGCGGCCAGAACAACGATTTCATTTTCGACACCGTCACCGGCGTGCCGGCGGCCAGCCCGACCGTGCCCGCCACCCCGCCCGGCACTGTCCTGCTCGGCCAGGTGTCCGTGGCCGGCGGTTCGGCCGCCATCACCCAGGCCAACATCGCCGACCTGCGCCCACCGCGTCTCACCGCCCTGGCCGAACCGGCCCTCGGCGCCGCCGCCGCCCTGGCCTCGTTCACCACCCTGGACGGCGAAGTGTGGGTGGCGAAAGGCGGCGTCAACAACGGGGCCTGGAAAAAAGCCCGGGACGTCCTGTCCGCCCGCCGCTACCGCACAGCCGCATTCTCCGCCACCGGCAGCCAGGCCATCCTGGCCATGGACACCGTCGACTTCGACGCCTACGGCCTGTATGTGCCCGCCCAGAACGGGTTCGTCATACCGATTCCCGGGGTGTGGCTGATCGGATTCCAGTTCGCCGCCACCTTCACCGCCGGCCAGTACGCCCGGGCTGTCGTCAACCGGAACGGCGCTATCGCCTTCCAAAACCAGCTGTGGATGAATGCGAACACCAGCACCCTGCCTACCAGCGGCGTGCTGGCCCTGGCCGCCAACGACCTGATGCAAGCGAACATCCAGGCGGGCGCCACCGCCACCGGCGACAACGCCGCCGCCGTCACCAAAGCCGAGAACTATTTCACTGCCGTCTATCTCGGCACCGGATAAAGGAGGAAACCGGTGGCCCGTTTCGATTGCGCCGCCTGGCGGCCCGTCCGCAACCATGGCGGCCCCATGACCGCCCAGCTGGGCCTGATCTTGCATCACGCCGTGGCCAACGGCTCCCTGTACGACTGGTTCGACAATCCCGCCTCCGGGGTGTCGGCCACCTTCTGGGTCTCCCAGTCCGGGGTCATCGAGCAGTACGTCGACTCCGCGACGACGGCCTGGCATGCCATGCAAATGAACGACACCTACTGCGGGGTCGAAACCGAGGGCTGCGCCAGCCCGCCGCACGCCGACCCCATGAGCCAAGCCATGGTCGACGCCCTGGCCCGCCTGTACGCCGAAGGCCACCGCCGGCACGGCTGGCCGCTCGCCCTGGCCGAGGCCGACGGTCAGCCCGGCTTCGGCTATCACCGCATGGGCGTGGCCACGGCCTGCCCGTGCCAGATCCGGGTCGACATGCGCGCCGAGATTTTGACCCGGGCCGGCGAGGACGTCGACCGTCCCACCCCCATCCCCGAACCGGAAGAGGAAGACCCCGACATGATCCTGATCTCGAACGACACCACCGGCGCCGTGTCCGTCTTCGACGGCACCCAACGGTTCTATGTTAACAACAGTTCCACGCTCAACGCCTTGAAAGAGGCCGGCCTGAAAGTGGCCAAGGTGAACGGCGACTGGTACAACAAGATCCCCAAAGCGCCCGGCTCGACCAACTGAGCATGCCGTGGCGGTTACGGCGGGAGATCGCCCTCATCATCC